GCTGGGTCGCCGAACTGGTGGCCTGGTGGATCAATCCGGACACCGGGCTGCCGATCAAGCGCCGGGCGGGCTCACTGCGTTGGTTCGTCCGCGTCGGCGATCGCCTGGAGTGGGCGAGCCGCAAGACGCACCTGAAACGGCAGTTTCCGGGGCTCGTCCCCCGTTCGCTGACGTTCATCGGCGCGCGGCTCGAAGACAACAAAGCACTCACGCAGGCCGATCCCGAGTACCGCGCCCGGCTGATGGCGCTGCCCAGGGTCGAGCGCGAGCGCCTGCTGCACGGCAACTGGAAGATCCGTCCGGCCGCCGGCCTCTATTTCAACCGCGCCTGGTGCCAGGTGGTGGACGCCGTTCCCGCCGGCCTGGCCGTCAAGCGCGGCTGGGACCTCGCCGCCACGCCGAAGACCGAGGCGAACGATCCCGACTGGACGGTCGGCGTCAAGCTTGGCCGCAGCGCCGATGGCCGCTACTTCGTGCTGGATTGCCGGCGCCTGCGCGGCGCCCCTTTCGCCATCGAGCGCCTGCTCGCCAACACCGCCGCCGAGGACGGCCCCGCCGTGGAGATCGCCCTGCCGCAAGACCCCGGCCAGGCCGGCAAGGCCCAAGCCGCCGCCCTGGTCCGCGCCCTCGAAGGCTTCATCGTCCGCGCCACGCCCGAGAGCGGCGACAAGGTCACCCGCTTCGGCCCCTTCTCCGCCCAGGCCGAGGCCGGCAACGTCTACGTCCTCCGCGCCCCCTGGAACGAAGCCTGGTTCGCCGCCCTGGAGAGCTTCCCCGCCGCCCCCCACGACGACGACGCCGACGCGACGAGCCGCGCGTTCGGGGCGCTTCAGTCGCGGCTGGTGAGCGCGGGCTTCCTGGAGTGGGCGAGGGCGGACCTCGCGGCCCGATCCGTCATCAAGCACTGACCGCCGAAGGAGTCCCCATGCCCCCCACCGGCGGTATGCGCACGTCGCTTGCCTGGCAGGCGCGCTACCCGCTGGGGCAGGCGGTCAGCGATGCGGTGTTCTCGCCCGGCCAGCCGCTCAGCCCCATCGACCAGCAGCCGATCCGCGTCTGGGACTTCCCGGTTGGCGTCAACGCCTTCATCACGCCGCGGTCATCCGAGCCGTTCGGCTTCGCGCACCTCAGAGCCTTCTCCAATGTCGAGCTGGTCCGGCTCGCCATCGAGACCCGCAAGGACCAACTCGAGTGCCTGCATTGGCGGCTAAATCCGCGCGAGAGCGTCGGCCGGCCGTCCGATCTCGACGCCCGCAAGGCGCGCCTCACCCAGTTCTGGCGCCGGCCGGATGGGTCACGCAACTTCGCCAGCTGGCTGCGGCTCGCCATCGAGGACCTGCTCGCCATCGACGCCCCGGCGTTCGAGAAGCGTCGCGACCGCCTGGGCCGGCTGATCGGCCTCGACGTCGTTCCCGGCGACACCATCAAGGTGCTGGTCGACGAGACCGGCCGCACGCCGGCGCCGCCCGCGCCCGCCTACCAGCAGATCATCAAGGGCCGCGTCTGGGCCGACCTCTCCACCGAGGACCTGATCTACGCCCCGCGCAATCGCCGCCCGAACCACGTGCTGGGCTTCTCGCCGGTCGAGCAGATCGTCGTCACCATCCAGACCGTCATCAACCGCCAGGCCGCCCAGCTGGCCTACTTCACCGAGGGTAACGCGCCGCTCGGCTTCCTCACTGCGCCCGAAGGCTGGGGCCCTGGCCAGATCCGCGAGCTGCAGCTGTGGCTGAACGCCCAGCTCGCCGGCCAGCCCGCCGAGCGCGCCAAGCTGATCTGGACGCCGGCCGGCGCGGCCTACACGGCGCTGAAGGACCCGCCGCTGAAGGACGACTTCGACGAGTGGCTGGCCCGCATCGTCGCCTTCGCCTTCTCGCTGCCGCCGACGCCGTTCGTGCGCCAGATGAACCGCGCCACCGCCGGCGAGGACCAGGATCGCAGCCTCGAGGAGGGCCTCAGCCCCCTGAAGCTCTGGGTCAAGCGCCTGGTCGACGAGATCAACGAGCAGGAGTTCGGCGAGACCGACCTGGAGTTCGCCTGGATCGACGCGCCGGAGATCGACGCGGCCGCGCAGTCCGAGATCGACGACAAGTCGCTGCGCAACGGCTCGGCCACCATCAACGAGATCCGCGCCCGCCGTGGCCAGATCCCGGTCGTCGGCGGCGATGCGCCCCGCATCTATGGCGCCCAGGGCGCCGCACCGCTGACCTGACCGGCGACGGCTCCAGCCTCGCCGCCACCCTGAGAAGCTCCTCCCACTTCTCGTTTCGCCCGGCCCACCCCAACCTCTCCCGCAGGGGAGCGGAGTCTGGAGCACTGCCCGCATGCGCCTCTTCGGTGAGCTCACCAAGATCGAGGAACAGCCCGACGGCACGCTGAAGGTCTATGGCGTCGCCTCGACCGGCGCGCGGGACGACGCCGGCGAAGTAGTGCTGCCGGCGGCGATGAAGGCCGCATTGCCGGACTACGCCCGCTACCCGGCGCTGCGCGAGATGCACCAGCCGACCGCCGCCGGCCGCACCCTCGAGGCCAGCGTCGACGAGGAGGGCGCCACCCGCATCGTCGCCCACGTGGTCGATCCGGTCGCCATCGCCAAGGTGAAGTCGCGCACCTATTCCGGCTTTTCGATCGGCGGCCGGGTGATCTCCCGCGATCCGGCCGACGCCACCGTCATCACCAAGATCAGGCTCTCCGAGATCAGCCTCGTCGACCGCCCCGCCAATCCGGAGGCGGTCATCGATCTCTGGAAGGCCGACGCCCCCGAACTCTTCGTCGCACCGCCCAGCAACGAGGCCGTGAAAGCGCTCGCCGCGGAGATGGCGGCGGCATCCGGCCGTGCCGGTGCATGGAAAGACTACGTCGCCAAGGCCCGCGCCGCATTGACCACCGAGCAGGATCAAAGCAATTCGGGCAACGACGGCGAGGATCAGTCGCAGGACCCCGAGGGCGATGCCGGCGAGACCTCCGACAACGCCGATCCGCTGGATGACGGGGCCGCGACCGATTCAGACGCCGATCAGCCGGACGATGGCGCCGCTGACGAAGACGACGGCCTCACGCCGGCCGAGCTGATCGCCCGCCTCGCCGACCTCCCCGCCGCCGATCCCGATGCGCTGCAGGCCGCCCACGACGCGCTCGCCGTCCTCGGCGCAGCCTGCGATCCCGACAACTGCCCGGATGCCGGGGCCGAGCTCGACAAGGCGTCCCTCGCCGACGACATCGCCGGGCGAGCAGACGCCGCGTTCGCCGATCTCGCCAAGGCGCTGCCGCGCGTCGAAGCGCTCGAGCGCCGCCTCGAAGCGCAAGCCGACGTCATCGAGCGCCTCGCCGCGACGCCGCTGCCGCCGCGCACCGCCGCCAGTCCCCACGCCGCCGCCATCGGCAAAGCCGAGGATGCCGATCCGGCCGCCGCCGACGCCGCCATTTCGCCCGCCGAGGCCCACAAGGCCTTCGCCGCCCTCACGCCCGACGAGCGCGCCTTCCTGCTGATGAAGGCCTCGCTCCGCCGTCCGATCCCGCTGCCCTAGCGTCTCAACCCGCCCGTCAACTTCGAACCGCTCGCCAGCGAGCGGCCCGAAGGACCCCGTTCAAGGGAGCATCACCCATGCCCGCCGCCCTTTCTCCGGACGATCTCAAGAAGTCGTTCGTCACCGCCATGTCCCACCCCTCGGAGGACATCGCGCGCACCATCCTCGCCCAGGCCGGCGTCGATCCGGACCGGCTGGAGAAGTCGATCTCCACCGCGACCGGCCTCGTCGCCTTCGACCTGCAGGCCCCCGCCAAGAACCTCTACCCGGCCGCCACGCCGCTCCGAAACCGCGTACCCCGCGTCGCCGGCGGCACGGGCGTGGCCACCAACTGGCGACAGGTCTCCTCGCTGATCGGCTCCGGCTACGACGCCATCGGCTGGGTCGCCGAAGGCCAACGCGCCGGCCAGATGAGCTACACCACCGCCACCAAGTCCGCCTCCTACGTCACGCTCGGGGAGGAGGACCAGGTGACCTTCGAGGCCATCAACGCGGCGGTCGGCTTCGAGGACATCCAGGCCACCATGGCCATGCGCCTGCTGCAGAAGACCATGCTGAAGGAGGAGATGGCGATCCTGGCCGGCAACACCTCGCTGGCGCTCGGGACGCCCGCGGCGCCGACGCTCGCCGCCGCCGGCTCCGGCGCCACGCTGCCCGCCGCCACCTACTCGGTGATCGTCGTCGCGCTCACCCTGGAGGGCTACCGCAACTCCTCGCTGGCCGCGGGCATCGCCACCTCGAAGACCGTCACCGGGGCTGACGGCAAGACTTTCGCCATCAACGGCGGCTCGTCCAACAGGTCGACCGGCGCCACCCAGGCGGTCACCTCCGGCCAGAGCCTTTCGGCCAGCGTCGCGCCGGTCGCCGGCGCCGTCGCCTACGCCTGGTTCGTCGGCACGGTCGGCGCCGAGAGCCTGCAGGCCATTACCACGATCAACTCCGCGACCTTCGCCGCGGCTCTGCTCACCGGCCAGCAGGCCGCCACCGCGATCACGGCGGACAGCTCCACCAACAGCCTCGGCTACGACGGCCTGCTCACCACCGCGCTGAAGAGCGGCAGCAACGCCTACGTCAAGGCGCTCGCCACCGGGACCGCCGGCGCCGGCACGACGCTCACTGCCTCCGGCCGCGGCTCGGTTGCCGAGATCGATGCGATGCTGGAGGGCATGTGGGATGGCTTCCAGGTCTCGCCCACGGTGCTCTTCGTCAACAGCCAGGAGCTGAAGAACATCACCAACAAGGTGCTGTCGTCCGGCTCCGGGCCGCTGCTGCAATATCGTCAGGACACGGAGGGCGGCGGCTACCAGCTCGACGCCGGCGGCACGATCGCCACCTACTACAACCCGTTCCTGCTCGACGGCGGCCTGCGCATCCCGGTGAAGATCCACCCGTTCGTGCCGCCGGGCACCATCCTCGCCTACGCCGAGACGCTGCCCGCCCAGTACCAGTCGAGCGAGGTGCCGAACGTCGCCGAGGTGAAGTGCCGGCAGGACTACTACGCCATCGACTGGCCGCCGGTGACCCGCCAACGCCAGAAGGGCGTCTACGTCGAGGAAGTCCTCGCCGTCTACGCCCCCTTCGCGATGGGCGTCATCACCAACATCGCCAACGGCTGATCGCAACACCCCCTCCCCCTTGCGGGGAGGGGGCAGGGG